TTCTTTAGTTGGTAATTCAAACTCAGCAACGTAATCTTTAGCATTACCAGACATGTGGTAAGACTTTCTTACTGTACCAATTTTGTTACGAACTAAACCTGGAGCACTCCAGTTAGAAGCATTCCCTCTTGAGAAGTCAACTCCTACGTTAGCGTACAATTGACCCCACATTGCACCTGCAGCTACATCAGCCGTTGGTACTACTAGAGTTGTACTTGGGTTTACTAATTTTAAATCATACTCATAGCCATTATTTACTGCTCTTGGCTCAGCCATGATTCTGCACAATACACCTGATTGAGAAACCAATGTGTAAGGAAATACAAACCATTTGTCTGGGAATGTAACAGTAAAAATTTGACCACCTGCGCCTTGATCGGCACCTAAAGCAGTCACTACAGGACGAATATGTTGTGTGTGTGATTTAACACGATACTCGTATTCAAATCTATCAATGGATACAGTGTTACCTACACCCTCAGTTAACATAGTCAAAGGGAACTTTCGATCCTCACGTCCTGCGAGATGAGTAATGATAGGAGAAAGCTCTGTTGGCTTTTCCATTAACGCATTGACTAACGAATTAGTGTCAGTCATTTGCGAATCATTGTAATAAGTTTTTAATACTCGCATTTCAATTTTAATTTAATTGCTATAGATTAATTCTATAGACTTGTCAAGCTAAGGTCTAAGTTATCTACATCAAACGATCCGGACTTGCTTTTCCCTTTTGCACCTTTAACAGATTTGCTGGCCGTAGACCTAATCTGCTTTCTCAAAGTTTGAGCTGTTTCTGTTTTAGCTTTTGCTTTGATCATATCTTCTAATTTGAACCCTTTAAACATTAGATAGTCAATTGCTAATCTAACATCCATGTCAGCGTTCTCGTGATCTACATCACGTTGTGTGTTACCACTTTTATCAATAGGTTGTGATACATAATCAAAGAATTTTTTCTTATCTCGTTGTTGTACCACAATTCCTGAAAATTCTCTAGAGTCTTGAATCGTCGTATTAACATCTGACCAAAAATCTTTCGCTTCTTCTTTTTGTTTTAACTGAGCAGCTTTTTGTTGCTCTAAAGTTTGAGCTTGCTGTGATTGCTCATACTTTACTAAAGCTTCTTTTGCTTTTACTGCTTTACCGTATAACTTATCTCCTACTTCATAATCTGTAAGTAGTTCTGAAATAAAGTCATCATCATGTCCCTTTGTTCTAAAATATTCAGTTAGTACTGCTCTTTGAATCATCACATTATCTTCTGTAACATTTGCATTACTAATACTATTCATCCTAGTACCCATGTTGTAAAACTGTGAAGAATCTCCTCCATTCATTACATATTCTAAATGTTTTTGAATGTCTGGAAACTGCTCAAACAAATTATCTAGCTGATCTTCAGCCATTGTTTGTGCTACATCCTGAGTCATTTGAGTAAGACCTTCTACAGTGTCTGCATAGTCTCCTTCAAGTTCGTATCCAAGATTTCCAAGAACCTCACTAATAACTGTATCTTCTAATCCGCCTTCTTCAGACTTAGTAGCTTCAACTCCATCATCTGCTGCTGAATCGTTATTAGCTTCTTCAATTTCTTCTTCATCTTCAATATCATCAACTTCTTCTTCTACAACATCTTTAACTGCTGCGTCTTCATCAAGTTCATTAGGTATTTCCGATTTTGTTTCTTCTATCGCAAGCTCACTGGCTACTGTATCTTCACCAGTTGTTGCTACACCTCCATCCATAAAATCATCGAAGGAAATGTCGTCTAAATTTAGTTTCTCTTTGTTGTCCATATCTTTGCAAAATTATCACTATTATTTTAATTTTTCTGCCTTTCTTTTTCTTTCTACCCGCGTTTTATTATATAACACTTATCTATACTTTTTATTCTGGTTCTGGAACTCTATTAGTCCATTCTAAAAATTTTGCATCTATCTCTTCCTTACTTAACTTATCTACAGTTTTTCCATTTAACTTAGCTTTATGATTTTTTAACCAAAATCTAAATACGTCTATAGACTCTAGATCTTTCTTTTTAGCAACTGAATTAAATATCTCTGCTCTATCTTTTCCCCCATAAATATTATCAGCTAAGAAAAATGCATCTTGAAAGTCAGAATTAAACTCAGTAAAATCTGCTGATTTTTTTACATATTGAGAATGAAGCTCAGGAAAATTATTTTCTATATTTTTTAAAGACTGTCCTTTTATATCTACTAAAAAATTTACTAATCTGTTTACTGCAGTATTAGCAGAGTTACTACCATCTTCTTCAACTTCATATTGATATTTTCCTCTAGCAGGTCCTGGTTTTCCTCCTTCTTTTCTAGGAGCTTGGATTGCAGTAATATCATTATTAGATTCAAACATAGCAACATCATTCATAACTCTAAGAACATTATCAGCATTTCTGTCTTTAGATATATGTTCCATTAACATATTTTTAAAGTATAATCCTTCATTAGCAGGCTCCCAAGAACCTACAGGGGGATCTTGATTTCCATCTCCCATTCCTCCATTTTGCATTTGCTCAGGCTTTTTCTCCAAATCACTTGAAGATAGTACATGTTGTTTTTGTAGAAAGTCTTTAAAAGAATTTGGCATATTATCTAAACCATGTCTAAGACTTATAGTTTCACCAGGAATAGCAGATTTATTATCTATAGGCTCGCCTTTTAATTTTTTAATTCCACCTTTTTCATAAGTAGTAGGAATACCAAAGTCAGATTTTTTGCTTATATATGGAGCTGGAGCAGGCTTGTTAATATCATTAGCAAATCCACCAGCCTCAGCCTCCTTAAACAGGTCTAGGAGAGAACCTTTATAGTTCATCTCCTTAGCCTTTCTCATTATCATTAATCTTTGCTTATTACTTAGCCCCATTCTTTTTTATCATTGCTTCAACCTTCTTCTCTTCGATGTCAAGCTTTCTATCATCATTCTCAGCTTTATCTTCAGCTATAGCTGATTGCAGTTGTAGATCCTGTCGTTTTAAATCGTCATCAGCTTGTGCATTAATCAAAGCAATCTCAATTTGTGTATCTCGATTAGCTTGAGAATTCTGCATATCCATCTGTGCAATTTCTTTATCAGCTTGTATTTTCTGCTGTTGCATTTCTTGTTGAGCAGCTTGTTGAGCTTGTTGTAACTCTGATGCTGCCTTTTCAGCTTCTTCTATTTTTTTCTTAATAGATGTAAAACTGTTTGCATCAATTGCTTCTGCTACAATAGATGCTGGTGTACCATTCTGTATCATAGCTTGTGCAAGTTGTTCTACTTTTAATTTCTTTTGAATATCATCTCCTGCATCACTAACAAATATACCATAGTTAGTTTCTGAATACTGACTAGATTCTACTGATAAAAACTCTGCAGTTCCATCTCCCATATAGTACATAGTATTCTTCCCATTTATCCAAGCGTCTTTTGAGTAATCAAGCATTGCTTGTAAATCTCTTTGCTCTAAGTTAGAGAATTTTCTAAATAAATCTTCTGTAATATGAGATGATTGTACAATAGCTTGTTGACTTGTACCCTTTCCTTCATAAGTGCCAATAGTACCTTGTCTTTGTCTATTTACTCCAGAAATCTTTTCCCATTCCTGCATAATAGATTCTAGTAATTGAATATACTGCCCAATAGTTTTAATAGACATATCCATTACAGATTGGTGCTGAGGATTAAGTTGCATACCTTCTTTATTGTAGTCTACCCAAGCAATACCTGTAGCATCTACATAATACATAAACTTATCCATGTCCCATTTCTTTGGAATCATGTTAATATCAAACTGTGCAATAATATCTTTTGATTTTGCAATAGCAATTTCTAATCTATATTTATAGATGTTGTAGTTTATTTGGTAAGGAATACCAAGTCCTACTAAAGATATGTTATCTGAATTTATGTCAGAGTATGTTCTACCATTAATAGGCAGCTTACATTCTCCAAGGTTATTCATAGAAGTTCTTTGATTTTGTACAGGCTGCATCTTTAAGTAGATTTCATCGCCTATTTTTGTACCTTCCCATACTTCAGGAACCCATTCATAAGTAACAGTAGCACCTGCTTCTTTTAATTGTTTAGGCATTTGAAATTTTTCTGCTACAACTTCTTCTTCCATATCTCCTGTAACAGGATTCATGTATTTTAAAAAGCC